AGGTCTGTATACCAATATCGATAGATTTTGAAAAAGCACCCTAAGGGAGCTCTATTAAAGTTACCCTTTTTTACCACCGATATGAAAAAGAAATTTTTTACTAATCTATGGTTGACTTTTCATAGCTGGTCTCCCACCACTTGTAATAAAATGATTCTACCACAAGCGGCGGTATTTGTCACTAGAAACTATATGCTTCTCTGCCCGTTCTATTAAAATATTCTCTTGCGTATTTTCTAGCACTTCTTCCTATCTGGTCTTGTGTCACACCAAATTCTTTTTCGAGGATTCCTTGCAATAACTGATTTTGCTGTTTAAGTAACGCAATTTCCTGCTGTGACGTACTGTATACAGCATCACGAATACCTGTGATCTCCTGCCCCCCAGCAACTGCTGTCTTTCCTCCAACTGTTCCAAGGATTTCCGGTACGCCGTTTTCTCCTGCCATAAACATGCTGTACTGTTTTGGAAAACCTCCTGCGGCGAACGTTGGGATTTTTCCAAGGTTAATATTGCCAGCTTGAATTATTTCTTTTCCACCAATATTTACAGAATCCCATGAAAAAGACAGTTTTGAATTAAGCCACGTTGCAAAATTATTCCATACCTGCTTAATTCCTGCAACAGCATTATCAAATGCCTGCTTCAATCCGTCAGAAATGCCACTGAATGTCCAATTATCTTTTGTAAAATACGGTTCTACATGATTTGTCCACCAAGAACCAATTCCAGATGTACTCCACCAGTTACTAAATTCGCCCCATTTTTCAGAAAGACCTTTTTTCATTCCGTCTCCCTGCTCATCCCATCTTTTTTTTGTAAACCATGGCTTCACATGATTTTCCCACCAATTATATATTCCGGTATTCTGCCACCAATCGGAAAACTCATCCCATTTAGCAGACAATCCCTCTTTTATTCCATTCCCTACTTCCATCCACTTTTTCTTTGTGAACCACGGGAAAATGTTCTCCTGAATGTAAGTTAAAGCTTCATTCCACTTTTCTTCTATTTTACCTTTTATTTCTCCTATTTCTGTCTGTATTGAAAGCTTTTTTTCTCCCCAATATTCTTTTACATCTTCCCACCATGAAGAAACATCCTCTAAAGTTGTTGTTAATTTATTGCGAACGGGTAGTTCTACATTCAATCCCCACCATTCTTTGACATTGTCTTTGAACTCGGAAATCTTCTCCTGTAAATTTGGAAGGACGACATCTGCTCGTAAATCTACATCATCTAATCCGTTTATATTCTTCCATTCATCTATCCACGCCTTTAGATCAAAGCTGTCAGGTACATTTAATTTATTAGGCATATTATCATTGAACTCATTTAATGCTTTTTGGAAATCATCTAATGATTTGTAATCTTCCTTTTTAGGCAGATTTTTGACAAATTCATCAACATTCATTCCATTTCCAATGCCTAATTTGTCCATCACAGTATCATGGCTCAAAACTCCACCGCCATATGCATTAATCCATTCAAACGGATTAAGAAGTTGTTTAAAACTTTCCTGAAGATATTGCAGAAAACCGCCTTTTTCATACGCTTTTTCTAAATTATTAGCATCTTTTTTTATGCTATCTTTTCCAACCGTAAAAGATAACGTTGCCACTACTACAGCAAGTGAAATAGGAATTGCATAAGAGAGCAATGATTTTGCCGCCGTTGAACCAAAAGCGGCTGTGAATTTCGCTCCTATTAATTTCCCAATAGTCTCCTTGAGAAGTTTCCCTGTTAACAGTTTGCCTGCAAGTTTCAGGGCAAATGCTCCAAGAAGAATTTCAACTGTCTCAATATCAATGTTTGAAAGAAAATCTTTTACGCCTTTCCAAACATCAGACCACTTGATATTTTCTATCATGGTCTTAATTGTCTTGTAAACTCCCTGTACCCAAGTATTTATATCTTCTGCAAGTGCTTTAAAATCAAATGTTTTAAAGAATTTATTTATTCCCTCTGCCAGTGATTTTCCAAAGTTTGACCAGTCAAATGTCTGACCAAAGGAAAGTGTGGCATAAATTGCCGTGTTCAGTGCCCCTGCAATCGTCTTACCAACATTTCCAAACAGTCTCGGATTGATAAGACCATTAAGGAAATCTGCCAAGCCTTTGCCGAAGTTTCTTGCCTTGGAATAAATCTTATCCCAGTTGATAGACTCCATAGCTTTTGATAAGGCATCACTGATGTATTTTCCAAGTTGTTTCAGATTTTTAATATCACTTTCGTAATTTTTGAAAATGGTATCAGTCTTGACAAGTTTACCGCCACTGGCACCGCCTGATGCGCCACCACCGCCGGAACCGCCCGAACCTTTTTTGCCAGAACCATCATTTGTGGTAATCAGTTTCAATTCATCAAACTGACGGACGCCCTTATTCATCTTGTCGATGTTCTTTGCCGCCTGTCCGGTATTGTCAGCAATATCGCCTGCGCTCTCTGCCGCATCTGAAAAACTATCTGCAAGACCTGCACCGGAATCCTCATATTTCCATCCGAAGATTGCGCCTAAAGCGTTTGTAACCTTTGTAACAAAGCTGATAACAACCAGTAAAACGGAATTGAGTGCTTTTACGAATGGTTTAAAAGCATTGATTAATGCTCCACCAATAACACTGCCAAGCTGTTCAAATGACTGTTTTAAAATTCTGATCTGGTTCGCCCACGAATCAGCAGTACGCGCAAAGTCTCCCTGTGCTGTCTGCGTATTGGCAAGGACGTACTGATACCGGAGCATTGTCTTTTCAGCCTGTGACATAGACGCAATATCAGAATCTAATCCCTGTTTCATTGCCCACTCTTTAAGGGTTGCATGTGTGAGATCAAGACCGTAATCTCTTAATGGACGTGTCTGTCCGGTAAATATTGCAGCTAAATCCTGCGACACAACATCCTGATCTATGTTATACAGAGATGCCATATCAGCAGTTAATTTTGTTAAATTCAAAGACACATCAGCCATGGAATCAGACAAACCAATATAGCCATCTGTCTGCTTATTCAAAAACTCATTGGCTTTCTTTATCAAACTGCTGTCAATTCCCATGGCTGTTCCCATTGCTTGGAATCGGCTTGCCGTCTGTTTCAGTGTCAGTTCTGACATACCGAACTGTCGTATAGAGTCCTGTGCAAAATCATTGACTTTCTTTGACATGTCCCCAAAAGTAACATCAACAACGTTCTGAACCTCTGTTAATGCGGATGATATGTCGATTGCATTTTTTATTCCTCTGATTGCTCCGTACAGACCAAGATAAATCCCCATAGAGGACAAAATCTGTCTTGTGAATGACTTGAGTCCGATCAATGCTTTCCCTGTGGATGTCTTAAATCCAAGGAAAGAACCGGAAAGACTACTGATGCTGGTATTTAATCCGGAAATTGCACCGCCAGACCTGTTGGAAAGATTGCCAAGTGCCTGCGTCATCTGAATGATATTCGAAGATACATTTGGTGCTTTTGAAAGCGTCTCAAACAGGTATTTGAGATTGTCAGCAAGCAAAGGTATATTTGTTACCGCACGACCGCTTGCAACGCTTCCAAGCCTTGATATGGACGTTACAAGATTGCTCATATTGGTCATATCAAAATTCAATGCACCTATCTTGTTCATCTGGCGTACAAAGTTTTGTAACTGCGCAGATAAAGCCGGCAGATTCTTTGTCGCCTGTGTAGATGCCTTGCCACCAATTTTTGACAGTGCCGACACCATGCTTGTGAGTCCGCTTGTATCAACAGCCTTAACACTTGCTATTCCAGATGCAAGATCTCTCACAGCAGAAGATATTCCGTGGATAGAATTTGCATCAACACCAGAAAATTTATTGAGTGCCCGCACCATTGATGTGATTTCCGAAGATTTACCACCTTTGAATCCGGTAGCCGCATCGGAAATGCTTCTGATTCCGCTTGCAATATTTGAAAGTTTTGCGGTGTCAAACGATATGCTTTCCCGGAGCCTATTCATGCTGTTTACAAGACTTTCTATGGAATTACTTGCTTTTGCAGAGTCAGCTTTGATTTTTATTTGTAATTCATCAATGTCTGCCATATATGCACCAACTTTCTATGCAAAATAAAAAGACGGTAGGCTGTGACACCTTACCGTCCTTGATCTACTCTTTTAATTTTTCTCTTGTAACCGGTCCGCATTTCTTATCTACTGTAATTCCGACTTTTTTCTGGAATGTTCCAATACCGGTCGCCGTATCATTTCCAAGAATACCGTCCACATTACTGTTTCCCTTTTTATCTTTTTCATCCAGGCATCCGTGATAAATAAGCTCCGTCTGAAGCCATCTCACATCATCCCCTCTCATGCAAGGGAATTTTTTCTTTAAAATCCTTGCAGGTTCCGGGTATGGGTTTAAATGATCTTTTACATTTTTTCTAGGGTTTCCGCTTGTCACAATCGCTGTATGACCTTTTGTTTTTGTGACAATAACATCTCCATTGTAAAGAACCATTCCTGCCGCATAACCTCCAATGTCATCAAACATGCCACTAGAAAGAAGTACAGATTTTTCATTTGCTGTGGTGAAATTTCCAACATCTTTTCCAGTTGCATGAATAATGCATGCACGTACCGTTGTGCCGCAATCTGCTTCTGTTTTTACTTTTGAATTAATACCATATTTGACAATTCCAAGCCGGTGTCCCTGACAGTAGCCAATATTATCATTATTGCACGCTGTAATCATTGATTCTGCCAGTTTATCCGCCATATCTTTTGTTTTTGGCCTTAACACATACCATCCTTTTTTATGAACATAAAAGTTTTGCATACTTACTTCTGTTCCGGTCTGATCTCCCGGTCTCCCACCGGTCAATTTCCCATTTTCATCATGTCTTGCAGATCCAATTCTAATTGACATATTTATACCTCCAAGTTCTTTTCTGGTTTTGGATGGCTCAACTCATAGTTTGACTGCATAATTTTGAGCTTTGCCACAAATAGCTCTCTCTGTTTCTTAATTTCTTCTTCCGTCATTTCCGAATCATATTTTCCTTGCTGTTCATTGATTGGTTTTTCAATATACTTTGATTTTGCTTTCCGACCGGCAAGGCAATGTTCTACTGCCACCGATACCGCAGACAATCCGTATGTTCCAAACCACATCCACATCTCATTGTCTCTTTGCTTTTTATCTAAGTTGTAAGCATCCGCATAAGGCTGTAAATCAGCCGGGCAGGACGTGTCTATGTCACGCACGGTAAATCCATACCCTTTTGTAACTAAAAGCCAGAATGGGCGGATTTCCGCACAATATGTTCCCCATGTAAGTTCTCTCTGTTCTTCTACTTTTTCCTCGGAGTTTTCTTCTCCGCTTCTTTCTGATCTGCTTTGAGCAGTTTTGATAAAAAACCGTTTTCAAGCAGCTCCGCTAAAAGTGCATTGTAAAGTACCTGAACATCTGCATCTTCTCCGTCAAAGTAATCATCCAGCATGGCATATACTTTTCCAAGCTGCTGTTCCTTTTCTCCCTCATTGTCCGGATTGTATCCAAGTTCCTCTTTGTGAAACTTCTGCGCGCCTACAAGGATTAACTCTGGAAGAAATAAAAGGATTTCGTCAACCGCTTCGATATCTTCCATCTGGTCTAATTTTGCTACTTTCTTGATAATTCCGCTTTTCACGGTTGCTTCATATCCAAACTTGATCTGTAATTCTTTCTCGCCAAATTTTAATTTTGTCATTTTCTTTCCCTTTCTCCCTCTCATATAGGGAAAGGGCAGTCCGAAGACCGCCCTGTTCTTTTAAATTGTTTCTTCAAGCTCTGGCTCGGTTGTCTGGTTATCGTCAGCCGATCCAACCGAACTATTCGACTGACGTGTTATTCCCCCGGTGTAAAAGCTACAGCGGTGTCCATGCCCTTGTATTCTTCAATGGTAAGATTCATTTCAACCGTCAAAAGTTCGTTCTGACCAATCTCCGGCTGTGGAATCTGCTCTGGCGGCTGAGCCACAACAAAAAACGCGTCGGTAAATCCCGGGATAATAGTTTCAAACCACATTCTTTTCCCGCCGGAAAGCGCCTTATACGCCGTGATAAGTGCTTCCCACTCTTCCTTTGTGGCATCCGTAAGGTTTACCGTGATAGGGAAAGAGCCACCGGTATCTGCGCGACCCTTTACATATCTGGTAATAGCATCTTCTAATGCAGATGCGTCAATCTGTTCCGGCTCAATGTTAATACCGCCGATTGCGTTAATTCTTGTAAGCTGTTTAAACGATGTAGGCTTTGTTCCGGCTGTCGCTTCTGTGCCATAGCCAAACGTAATTCCTAACGTAGACAATCCTGCTTCTGCCATTTTTACCTCTCTTTCTACCGCCAAATAATGCGGTTATCGGGCGCATCTTTTTGCACCCGGTGCATAAAAAATAGAGCCTTTCGGCTCTTTTACATCAATCTGTCGTTGGCTCCGATTATCCGCCGGAACCTTGCAACGCTTCTAAATTTTTTTTCACTGTCATTTTTAAACTCCGGCATTGCTGTAATTTGAAATCGCATCTGTTTAAAGGCATCAGCTAAAATAGCCATAATCCCTTTTGCATCGCTCTGCTTTGTGTTTGTAATGACGTCAACCTGTATTGTTTCCTGCACCGCATTTACGGATGTGCCCTCTAAATCTGCCCCACGTTCAAGCCCCGGCATCTCATGGATGTAAATAGTCGGGAAAACAGGGTCTTTATCAAGGTTCTTTTCAACCGTTGTAAATGCAGTGTCAAAATTCATGCTTTTGTATTTTTTCTTGAGTTTTGGTTTGGCTATCGTTGCAACATTGGAGAAAATGTTTGTTTCAAGATCATATACCCACTGGTTGTCTGCCATTATCCAAACACCTCCTTCGCTGTCTGTGTAACAATCTGCCGCAACTCATTCGCGGTCAGATACATGAATGGTCGGCTTGGCATTCCCTCTGTAAACCACCAATCGCCATTGTCGTCCTGATAAAACCATCCATATCTTCCATCTGAAATCTGATGTATAGTTTTTCCACTTGCGTACTGCCACGAAACACCCTCCGGCAGTTTCCCATGATAAGGACTTTGCTGTCCCACAATTCCGGTTCCAAACTCAACAAATGCGGCATGGTCTGTACCGGCTATTACCACCCATATCCCTCCGCCCTTAGTGCTCCCTTCATATTCCGCATGAATACTGGAAATCAGTTCCGATGTGAATATTGCGTCAAGGTCAGCAATTTGCACTCTGGCAATCTCTACGCCCTTTTCCGCGAGTTTTTCTGCCAATAGCTGACACTTATATGTCAAGCTGTTTTGATAGGCTCTAAGCTCTCGTATGGCGTTCTGAACAGACTTTTCAGACAGGCTCATTGTGATTACTTTCTTTCCCATTCAGCACCTACTTCACATTTTTTTGCAATAAGAACAAATCAACCGTCAATCCCTCGTCTGCGACACCTTTTACGATGTAATCAGCCGAATTTTCGTCAACGATTGTATTCTCTTCATCTTTGTACCTTACATCTGACCGTTTCCATACCAAAGAGCCGACGCTCAATGGAAGCTTTCCTTTGTCTTCTACGATCTGAACAAAATTTGTAGAGTTATCTACGCCAAATTCTTTTATAAGTGCTTCGCTCAACTTATTGCTGATCGAAGAATAAAAAACCACAGGCTTTTCATAACCTGTGGTATACTCTCCGGTTGTCTTCGGTATCTTGTTCCCGTCATCATCAAGGTAATAAATTACATTACCATCAGAATCCGTGTACGAAGAATATTCGATGTTACCATCATCATCCGTCACATATACCGGCACCTTGCCGCTTTGCTGCGAATAACTCATTTTTTGCTTATTGATCTCAAGCATTTCACTTCACATCCTTGCCGAACCGTTTCCACAGCTCAGAAAGCTTTTCCCATCCATACATTGCGACAAACGCAACAATAAATCCTGCAATAATAGCTGCCAAGATCATATACCATAAAATTGATGTCTGGATGTACTGCATGTATGCCACAAACGCAGCGACCGTGATTCCGATAGAAAGAACAAATACCAAAATGTCCGTTGGAATCTTAGAAAATACGCCTACACCTTTGATTACCTGTGTTACCACAGACACAACAAATGCCAGCGCACCAATGATTGCCAGAATAATTGTCATATTTGCAATTACAGACTGTATAATATCCATGATTAAACCTCCTTTTCATCATTAAGACGGGTTTCTATCCCGTCAATTCTGTGATGCGCCGATTTCACACTTTCTTCAACCTTTATAATTCTGTTGTCGTGAGAATTTATTTCTTTTCTCATCTCCGAAACTTCATTCTTGATCTCGGTTGTGTTGTTTGAAATGGCATCCAACTTCATGTTAATGCGTGTGTTCTCCCGCACGCGCTCTTCAAGATCCGTGTTGTCTGTCCTTTTGTTGCTCTTCAAGCCCATAAAGACGGAAAAACCAAGCGACAGCACGCTTATAATGATTGCTGTTGATATCTCAATCGTCAAATCATATACCGCCTTTCATTTTTTATGGCACACCGCCCACCACCGCTCAATGTGTGCCGCCTGCTACGTTTTGCCAACATCGGCAAAACGTAACGCACAATCTTCTAACCAGATAGAATCCCATACAGTTATAATGCTTTTACAAACGGAAATACTCCCACAAACAAGCTTTCCCTGTCTTTCCAGCTACGGCTTACGCCGTTTTCTGAATAACTTGCCATATAGGCTTCTCCTGCCTGTGAATGGTCGTACACGGATAAATTGACGATTACATCCTCAAACTGTTTCAAATCCTCGGATATTTTTTCATCCGTGTAGCTTTCCGGGTAATTCCGCTTGCTTACCAATTCATTTCTTGCCTGCTTGATAAGCTGTTCAATGTAAGGATTATCTTCTTTCTGGTCGAACACGACAACATCAGAAGTAACACCATCTTCATCCGTAACGGTTTCAATATGAAATTGTTTCAGTCTGATTTTGACCTGCTCTAATGTTGTATATTCGTCCATTCTTCCCTACCTATAATCCGAACTGCTCGATCAAAATGCGTTTCAGTTCCGCTCCACTGATTTCTTCTGCACCATCGATCCCATGTTCAGCGGCAAGTGCCTGTAAATCAGCAGTGCTCATTCTGTTAATCTCTGTCTTGGTGTACTCGCCAGAAGATTTCTCTCCCGGAACAATGTCCGGGATTTCATCTCCTGCTTTATACCATCTTCCATTGCGCTTTACTGTATATTCAGCAATCATACCGCACCTCCTACGCAACTTTCATGACAACAACGCTGTCCATGCCCTCAAAAGTAGGCAATCCGATCATTGACACAATGCAATGCGTGTTGATCGGATGATTTGTTGCGTATGTATATACCGAAATGCCGGTTTCTACAATAGAAAGGTTTCCGTCTGTTAAACTTCCGCTTCTCTCTTCCGGTGTCTTTCCAAAGACATAATCTCCAAGGTACACGCCGGATGCCTGCGCTGAAATAACTCCTGTAGGAATAAAATATTTGGTAGCACCGTCTGCAGGGTCGATGTAAAGTTTGTCGTAAACTTCAATCTCGATGCCGTATCCTCTAAGATACTCTGTAACCTGCCCCTGCTGTAAGCGAATACCGCCATTGTAAGCAGTAATTCCAAGCACCTGTTTCTTTGTGTCCTCCGCCTTAAGGACCATTTCCCATGTTTCTGTATTCATGCTAAAGCGTGCAAGGGAATATCCTGTTTTCTTTGCAAACTCACGTTTAATCTCGATAAGGTCGTCAAGTGGCGTTGCTGTTTCGGATGCAGACCATTTATCGGTATCGCTTCCGGAGATATCCTTGTAATGGTCTCTCTTGTGCGCCACTCCATTGTCCGAAGTATAATCCACATAGTAGCTTTTTCCGCCAATTGTTACCTGTACTCTTGGAATACCATCAGATGGTGCTAATAACTGCCAAATCTGGCGTTCCGGCACTACTCTTGCTCCTTCAATAAGCATCATCGGTTTTTTGCTGATTTCTCTAAGCACCTGGTTTGCCATGTTGGAATTTTCTGCCGACTGGTAATTTGCATACTCCTGCTCTTCACGCTCTGTTACCATGTAAGATTCACGGTAGAACGGCATCTCGTTCTGAATATCCGAAAATCCACCGACATCTCTTAACTCTGCCTGCGCATCAAAATTGGATGCCTTTAAGGATACCGGAAGACCGTTTTTCCCTTTGATAAATCTAAGTTCAAGGCTGTCCTGTTTTCTGGTTCCAAATTTCTGTCTACCTAAGTAAGGTGCAGAACCAAGCGTTTTTTCATAATTATTCCACATAACCCCAAGACTTCTTGCGGTAAATGCTTCTGCTAATGGTAATGCCATTCTCTAATACCTCCATTTTTTAATCAAAAAAAGTAACACGCGGTGTTGCTGCTTTTGCAGTTGCTTCCACGGTCACTCCGTTCGCTGTTACCTTTGCGCTGTCAATAGAACCCTGATATACATAAGTTCCAGGCGCATCTCCCATTGTTACGTCAACATCTTCCAGAAGATACCCTTTGCAAGATTCGTCATTGCTTGGGAACGGTGTCCCTGCCTTTGCAATCTTCTTTCCGTTTGCATCGGCACTTGACACCATTGTCTGCGGAACGATACACGCCGCACCCTCATAAGGAAAGAATTTTAAAATTCCTTTACTCTGTGTAAAGTCTCTTTCAATCGGTTTTCCCATAATTTACCTCCTATAAAACATAATGGTCTTTGGCTTCTGCACTTTCTGCAGGTTTGCCAAAACTGATTTTTTCTGCGTTCTCTACGTCCGCAGTTTTTTTATTTTCTCCACCTGCATTACCGCCGCCCGGATTTTCAGAATTATTTGCAATCTCCTGTTCCTTTGCCTGCGCTGCCGCGGTTTCCTTTTCGGCTGTAATCTTTCCAAGAGCGTCATAATCAAGGCTTCCATTATCCTTGACAACGGATTTTGCCTGCTCTGCATTGATTTTTAACTTTTCCATCAATGCTTCGCGCTGGTCTCTAATGGCGTTTTTCTTCTGCATATCTGCAATCTGCTGATTTGCTGTCTCTAACGCCTTGTTTGCTTTTTCAAGTTCCGTGAGGTTTCCTGCTTCCATTTCATCCAGCTTTTTCTGCAACTCATCTGCGCTGTCTGCCTTTGCCTTAAGCTCTGCTGCTTTTGCCTGTTCTCTCTGTACGGCACTGCTGTAATCAGCAATGATTTTCTCAACATTTTCCTCACTGATACCCATTGCAATTAACTCTTCTCTTTTCATTGATTACCTCCGATATGTCTTTACGAATTTTTGCGGTGCAACGACACCGAATGACACTGTTGATTTTTACGCTCACAACTTTGCGAATTTTTATAAAATAAAAACAGCCACCGATTACTCGGTAGCTGTCTTATTTTGCTGTTTATTTAATTGGTTTACAATTTCCTGTGCTTTTTGTTCCTGCTCTTCTGCATCATCAATGGTTTTCCACAACGCATCTATATATGGCTTAGACAAGAGGAATGTCTTTTCAGCATCTCCCCAAAGCCCCACCGTTTTAATGGCAATAAGAGGATGTATGCCGCACTCTAAAAGCTGATATAGTGTTTGCGACTTTGTATACATATTGTCTTGCGGGCTATGATTGATTTGCACATCAAAATCCCTCATTGACAATTTCAAATCCTTGTCCTTAACGCGTATTACATTTAAGACAACTTTTGCAAGTCTCTTCTCTGCCGATTTCACAATTGGGTCTTTTAATTTTGCTCTTGTCTTTGAAAAATCCCATCCAGCCCTTAATGATACTGCTCCTTGTGTATCTCCTCCAGAGTTTTGGGACTCTCTGTTTGGTATTGCTAATATTGCCAAGGCATTGTCCCACAAATCATCTTTTGCCACCTGACACTGGCTCTGATTTAGTTCCTGCGTCATAATCTCAACATCGGCTTTGTTATCCTTGTTATTGGACTTTACCGTCAAAGCATGGCTCATTTTCATCTCTTCAAACGTTTTTGGGTCGATTTCACAGTTCACAAACTTAACCCAGTACTGAACAAACTGCTCAATTCCATCCATTCTGTTTGACTGCATATTGTTTATGGCATCCAAAATACCTATGACAAGCTCAATATCAGAAATTCTCTCATGATTATTTGGAAACTCAACAATAGGTATACTTCCAAATGCGTGCAATTTCCATTCAGAACCTACTCCATTTTGAATTTTGCATGAATAATTGTCTGTATAGCACAGTTTGTACCATCTTCCATCTTCGTCCTTAAGCTCCTGTACGGCAATCACCGGTTCTTCCGTACTCCGATTATAAATAACACAAGTATTCATCGGAGTAGGGGCAACAATCTGAAATGGTATTTCTCCATTTGAAAATCTCACAGCCTTAAAAGATGTTCCAGTTGCTGACTGCCACTCTCCTGCTTTAATGTCTTTTTCCTGTTTATTCGCATCCACAAGATAGTCATTCAGCGCATCCACTGCCCGATTAATTTCATCATCATCTTTTCGACTGATAAACTGTATTGGCTCGCCATATGTCTGTCCTACTTTGAACTGAACAATCTCATACGCATGATTTTCTACTATTTTGTTTGTAATATCAGCATTTTGCACCTTTACACGGTATAAAACAGGCTGGTCACCTTTGTAATATCGCCAAAGATATTCTATGATGGTTTTGTTGTAATAAAAATTTCCGATGCAGTCTCCCACCACATTGACAATATTATCTTCTGTGATGGTTTCAACATCTGTATATAAAATTTTTCTACCATAACAGCCTTTAACAAGGTCTTGGAGAGATTTGTCATTTCTCATTTTTTTCTCCTAAATAAACGTCATCCCACTGGATGTTGACCGGATTGGAAGAGATTTTAATTCCGTCTTCTCATTCTCCGGATAAAATACCACTTTTTTGTGACATTTCCTACATTCCACAGAAATGTTCATTGTTGAACGCCCATCGTGCGTGGCAACTTTTCTTCCACACCGCGGGCAATATATTTTTTTTGGTGTATATCCCATAAAATCCTCTTTTCTTTGCAAAAGAAAAAGCACCGGAGATTTCTCTACGATGCTTTTATAAATTGGGGGAGGTGAAGTATTCAACTTTTGTTGCTTTCTTCGATTATAACTATATCAGAAAAAAAACGGACATATCGGACAACTTTACTCTTTCATAAATCTATCGAACGCTTTTCTAACGCTGTCTTCTGTGTTATTGCCTCCTATTTGGTCGGCAACCTTATTCCAAGATTGATTTTCTAAAAATCTAAGGTTAATTATTCTTCTAATTCTGCTATCTTTTATATTTGCAATAAACTCTTCTACTTCATTTGTTTTTTCAAGAAGTTCGTTTTCCAAAATTTCGAGGGTGGTTTTTCTGGAATATAACAAGGTTTTTTTGTGCCTATATTCTGGCAATGGTATTCCTTCTATTTTAAAATGTTGGTTTCCACCATTTCCGCCAGAAACGCTATCAATAACCGTTCCTTCCTGCTCAATTTTTTCTATGTATTTTTCAAGCTTTTCAATTTTATTCCTTACTTCTTTTACTTCTTCTCTTAAATCTAAGTATTGATTTAAAATATCTTTGTTTACCATATCAATACCTCCTAAACGGATTTACTGCCGCTTCTACTTTGGCTACGTTATTTCCATTTGTCACTCTAAGCGCAAAGTTTGAAAATACATCCGGCACATCATCCAACTGCTTTTTACCGGACACTGAATATCTCTTGAGAAGAGACATCATTACTCCATATGGCTCATTTTGCTTATATAATGATTGGTCTTTAAATATAACGTGCTGTAATATCCAGTTAGAGCACTGGAAAATCCTTGCTTCCTTGTTTGTCTCCGTCGGTGTGTCAGTAATGTTACATATCCATCCTTTTTTTTCGACACGCTTGTTTACTTCCATTGCGACACGGTCTCCGCCGGCGTTTCTCTCAAATTCACATTCCTGCACTTTGTTGTTTGTCAAAACATTTGCTGCATTTTCATACTGCATCTCATAATCTGCCGTGTTATCGCAAACACAATCTACACAGTAGTAATCCTCTCCGTATTTTTGCAATACCGGCAAAACAAAGTAATCCGTTCCTTTTCCCTTGGTATCGCACTGACCGGTTACAATCTCTGGCTCTCCATGTGGCAAATTAAGATACCGGCGTATTTTATCTTCCGGAAACAGCAATCCCTCTCGCTCAATCGGCTCCTGTTTGTAGAGACAGCGATATGATATGTCGTCCATCAATAATTGCTGGTCTTCAAAAAATTCTTTCGTAAACCCAGAAAATTCATAGTCAAAGTTGCTTTCTCCTGTAACTGGGTCTACATCCGGTACCGCAATAACCTTTACTCTCGGATTTCCCTCGTACATATTTTGGATGCGCCCTATGACGTCGTGTACGCTCCATCTTGTGGCAATATGTATTTCCTTGCAGTTCTTACCGTCCGTGTCCTGTATCTTTCTCTGGCGGGCATCTACGGCATATTTATCCCACAATTTATCAAGGATAATTGGATTCATTGCTTCTTCGATACCGCCTATCATATCGTCAACCAGTAAAAACTTAGAAGCCCTTACTTTACCGGCATTCTTACTACCAACAGACGTACATTGTACGGATGGAAACGATTTATACTTCCCGACATTAAACTGCTCCATCTTTGCGTTTGTGCTTGTCACGGAAAGATTTGGGAAAATTTCATTCCATGTATATTCTTCCGTATTTGTAACGATATCGTACACGCCGTCGTAGTACATTCTGGTAATATCTCCGCTGTGCGAATAAAAAAGGCTGAAATCTCTCGGAAACCATCCGGCAACAAGTGCGTGAAACATTTTTTCGACCGTTGTTTTGCCTGCGCCTGGGACAAGTGATACGCACAGGATGTCATATCTATCATCAATCATGCCTTGTAAAGCCTGTGTAAGCCCTATTTTGAGAAATTGATTTCTTCTTGGCATGTAAAACCGTTCTTTAGGATCTCTTTTCTTTTCCAAATACTGGAAAGCACTATCCACAACTTTGTTTTGCGCTTCCAAAAGCAAAATTCCGTAATATTTGTCCAGAATTTCATAAGATACCTTGTTTTGGAATGAATATTTCTCTAAATCCCATGGTGTGCCACCTGTAGATTGAAATATAAACTTCTTCGTCAGTTCTTTCGCTCTGGCAGAAACCTTTAAACCATACTCAACATCCTTTTCCGTCAGAATGGCTACCCTTGCCGCTTCTTCCATGGCATCCATGACCTGTTCATCAACGCCATGCACCTGTATGTAATTTTCATATCCATTTACTGTGGAAATTAGGCTTGAACTTGCCAAAAGAAAAGCACCTCCGCAAAAGCAGAAGTGCCTTGACCTCTGCCTATAACTGTTTTAGGGTAGCGACTAACTCCATTTGTTAGCCGGTAATATTATTTTATTTTCTTATTATTGGTTCTTGCTGATATTGACAAGTCCACTCTGAAATATCGTTGTTGTCGATATTTTGTTTTGCTTTTTCTATTTTCTTTGAGAATTTACAATGCCACAACGCATAATTAAGCCTTGATTGCGAATAGTAAATGCAACATCTGTCTTTCAAATACTTTTTCATCTTCGGATAGTAAAACCACGATTTTATAAAATCAATAATCATTTCCATTCTCACACAACACCTTCCTGCTTGCTTCTCGTCAGCTTCTCTTATTTCATCCATAAATTTCTCCTTATCTACGCATAAAACCTTTTCAGCCACTTCGACACATTCTTTTCTCTTTTCGTCATTAGTGCATTCTCTGTCTGTGTTATATCGGCAAAAGGTCAGGTTGCATTTTTTATTATTAGGTTCGATAGGCTCTTGTTTATAAAAACATTCATAAAGTTTTTGCCTGTCTGCCTCGTTATTTGCCACAATAACAAGTTCATCTTCTAAATTGGAACAATCTATAGGCTCGCCGTTTCTACCGCCTATTTCGCGCGATTGTGCTTCTCTAAGTGCTTCACGCTCTATTGATTCAATTACTTCTGCCATGCTCATTCTTCAATACTCCTATCAAATCATGCATTTGAATCAGTAGTTTTTAAATATTCAACGAACTGTGCCCAAGCCTGTTCGCATGTTAAATCGCCAACAGGATTTTGAACATAGTATTCTTGGAAATATTCCCTGGCCTTTTCTTTTTCATCTTCGGAATATGAATCCCATTTAGAAACTCCAGATTTCTTTTTGAAAAATTCACATTCATGTTCACTGTCAGCAAATCCAGCACCAGGAATCCATTTTCCCGGATGGTTGCACATTTCAGCCATCCCTACAACTTCGTTTCTATCAAATCCAAGGTAAGCACAATCATAACACGTCATTCTTCCGCCAACTTTCTGCCGCACATCGGACAAAATACAATATCAAAGTAGCCTGCTGCCTTACATCCTTTATAAATTATGATACCTGGCACTTTATCGCCGGTATTCTTCATAATCTGCGCATCTGTTAAATCCGTTTCATTGGCACGCTTACAAATAGCTTCTTCATAAAATCTCCTTCTAAATTCTTGCAACTACGTGTTCTTTTGCAATTTCTTCTTTTTCCGGGTCGTAAATAACCGAACCGTTTTTATCAGTCTTATACTTATCAAATTCACAAGAAATTTTTATGTATGGGTATCTCAATGGCGTGCAGTCAGCATGGAAATCAATATTATACACTCCCTTTTGCCATTTTCCGTTAGCATAAATCTTTGTGTAACCGCCTTTTCTAGTTTTGATTATGATTTTTGAACGTGTTTTCTTCATTTCCAATGCACCTTGAACCCTTTCGCCGTATAATTACCAACTGCCTGTTTCAGCTCTTCCTTGCTTTTATATTCCTCTCGAAGCATGATTGCTACCTTGTTCTTCTCAATGGCGTATATGCCGCAGGTAACCGCTTTGCTCGCCGTATCAAGAACTGCTTTGTACTGTTTGCTGTTCATCTCGTATGTGCTGTTATTGATATTGACAATCATGCTTCATACACTCCTTCTCTTCCTTATGAGTTTGCATCAACATTTTTTAGATATTCAATGAAACTCATTTCAGCCCCCTCGCATGTTAAACCTTCAATAGGATTTTTGTGATAGTTTTCACGAAAATACCTCAATGCCTGTTCTTTTTCTTTTTCTGAATAAGAGTCCCATTTTGATATCCCAGATTTGTTTTTGAAAAATTCGCAATCGTGTTCTTTATAAGCAAATCCTACTGGAGGAATATACTTTTCTGGATGGTTACAAAATTCTATCGTTTTTTTCAAAAATTCATTCCATTCAATTCCAAAATAAGCACATTCATAGCATGTCATTCTTCCACCAACTTTCTACCACACATCGGGCAAAATTCAATTTCCATTGCTATCGCTACGTTCATTCCATTGCTACAACATTTAGCATACTGTGGACATTTATCGATATGGCATTGAATAACATTTATATAGCCAAATTTTTTGATTTTAAATTCTCCATATGCAGTTTTATATGATTCTTTCCCATTGCAAAAATCACACATTTCAATTACTTCCTCATAAACCTAGGTTCACAATCTTCCAAAGTTGTTACTTCTATCATTTCCGGTTCATGTCTGCAAATCCTTCCGTTTGAATCAATATATGGTTCCAGTTCTATCTTTGTACGTAAACCATATGGAGTTTTGCAATAAGGGCACGCTTTCTTGTCACTTTCAATTGGTGCGCCACAATTTACACAGTTTAAAATCATGCTCATACCTCTAATTAAAGCACCTTACTAAGCGGATATACAAAATTGATGTGGCGTGGATTTGCACCACGCAGGAGTGTACAATCTGGTCATCTATGTTGCCGGTTTCAACGAATTATCTTACGGCAATAGCGTTTACCTATTCCCCCACACATCAACGCCTGATTTTTTTGAGCAAACGCCGTACACAGGATTTGAACCTGCAAGCCTTTTACAGCCAACGGTTTTCAAGACCGCCCCCTCACCACCCGGACATACGGCAAATATAGCAGTATGGTGGAACTGCTATATCCGAAATTGCTTTTGCCACCACTTTGTACAATTTCACACGGACTTTCTACCGCTTACGGCAAGGTTCACCCCTGTCGTAAGTTAGCGCAGTGTGTAGGACTCGAACCTACAAGGCGAATAAACGCCCGGCGGCTTAGCAAGCCGTTCCAATACCATTATGGGAACACTGCCGAATTTTCTTGTATCGCCAAGAACATTAGGAAAGAAGCGGCTGGAACCTTTCTTGCTGGAGTTATGTCCGCAGGTGGATTTGAACCACCATTCTGCTACCTTGCTTACTCCGATTATTTCAAATGGAAAGTGCCGGAATCGAACCGACCTCACGGATTATTGGTGCACCTCACCGTAATTGCTTCCTTGCGATATACCTTTCCATGTGCGTTTCCATGCTCTGCCAGTGAAGTCGAGCATGGCTTTTTTTTATCTTCGCAGGGCATCCGCCAGTTACCTGCTAGTTGGTAGCTATCCAACCACATGGGGAAGAGAGGAATTGAACCTCCAGTGTTTACCACTTGGGAACTGATTTACAGTCAGCCGCAACACCGCCAATCGTTGCCGCTTCCCCAAAATGCTCGGACACCTCACTCCATATCTCTGTACGCGACCGCGCTACGCATACAGTATCAGATCAGCTCGGCACCATCAGAACGGAAGGATTTGAACCTTCAATCCGGCTCTCGTTGTTGTTTTCCGTGTACACGCCACTTTTACCAATTAAGCTACGTTCCGAAACCGCCATCAGACGGTTAGCAATAATGTTTTTCGTGCCATGCGTTGCACTAGGCATACAAAATGCCGATTACAGCCAAACCATAGAGCGCCTGCAAGCAAACAGCATAATTTGACCGCTTAGACAGGCAAGGATTCGAACCTTGCATTATTGGTTTCAGAAAAGGTGTGGTTGCTGACTACGGATGATCGCCCGTCTGCCACTTGGCAACACTCTTACCGATAGGTTTCTTTACCTGCAATACCCATTCTGCCACTGCCTAACTATATGGGGGAATTATATCTTTGACAGCTCAGGCACCGTGGGATAGGCACCCGAACTATCAAGTCTGACTGCTATATGGATTGCTTGTCAGCAAATTACGGAACGATCATCATTCATCACCATATAGTCTTACGCCTAATGCCGCGCTCCGCGGCAAATACCACCGTACGGTCTCGCACCGTCCTTAACAGAAACGTCCTAGTGGCGAAAGGAGAAATACGAACTTTTCGTATTCCGAGATAAGCTTTAAACCTATCTCTCAATCGGAACGGCAGGGCTTGAACCTGCGGCTATCAATTCACTAGAGCATGGAAGAATGAAAAGATTGTTCTTTCCTCTGAACTACGTTCCGTCACAGCGCGCATAGCGCGCCGTTTATGATAGTATTTTTGATCTTTTTATTTTACCGACGTCCACTAACACCGAATAATTGCTTGCGCCGAGTTTTTTTGCAAAAACCGAATGCTAGTGGACTTAAGCTATACTGGATGCTCCGACTTCTCACTCTGGTGCTCTGCGTCGCTATCCAGATTGAGTAAATCTCCGGTGCTGTCCGGTTCCTTTGATTTTGTTATATGTATTCTTTCCTCTGCACAAATGATAGGCAGCTGAAAGCAAATACCAAATATTGGACTATAAAACATTCTGTTACCTCCACATCAGAAACATGTTCAGCAACAGCAACATCACAGGTACCCATAATGCAATTGCTGTTTCTTTGTCTTTGGATTCTCTGCCAGATACAAATAGTATCAGCATAAAAATAACATCCAGCGTCGATATAATCGTTTTAATAATTACCATGGTTGTTTTCCTCTCACAAGTTTCTTTAGCAGGATTCGAACCTGCGAATACTGGAATCAAAATCCAGTGCCTTACCGCTTGGCGATAGCGCTATATTAACACTACTTTTCCGGCATGTAATAGACCATGTTATCAAATACAGTTATTCCCATACAAGGATCATTCATCTCAACGCATCTAATCGATATGTTTTTAGATACTGCAAACATTTCGGCCACCTGTTGTTTATCCATGTTTGTGCTAATAACTTGAAAAGCCGAAAATGCCTTGTGCATATCAGAGAATACTTCTTTTTCTCTACCTAAATTTGCATACGTCCCAATGGTAAACGTTTTTCCATCAACCATAGCAGTTATCATTCCATGATTTGCTGTGAATACCGATCGGTCAAAATCAAGCGAAACGTCTTTGCTTTGTGATACTACTCTCATACTTTTCCATCCAATCTCTTTTTGTTTTTGAGGATATTTAAAGGACTTAGTAGTGCTGATTTTCTCAACCTATCAACCCCCTCCCCCTCCATGCAGAATCATGCTTTGAACATTGATAAATTGTTTGAATTGTTCGTTCAATTCCATTCGTATTTTACAACTATTCGCAAAACCCTTGTTTTGCGTAATGTATCAACGATTTAATGCGCCTTAAGACAATTAAACACTGGGCTTTAAATTGTTTGAATTGTCTATTGCGTTTTTCTCGCTTTTTTCAACCAGAATTGTCGGAGTTGTTCGGCAATCCTATACAATTATTAACCCCAAGACGTGGCAGTTCTTCGGCTGTCAACGCTCTTGCTCTGGATCCCTGATCTCTAACGCCCGGCATATTGAAACCGCAATACTTGTTGAGTGATGGCATGTAGTTCATTGGATTTCCTTTGCCGGAAACTTGTAAACCTACCAAACTTTCCTCACGCATTTCGTCAATTTTTTTGCAAATGTCGGAACCTGATGAGGCAAGTTGAACGCCGTTAACCCATCCGTTTAACGTGTCTCTGTGTATTCCGGTAAAGAATGTAAACCCAACAATATTCACTACTTTCTCGTAGTCATTACACAGGTCTATATATATATCTAATACCTCGTTAACCTTATCTGTATCATAGGCATTATTAATATTATTATCATCCTTTAGGTACTTTGGATTAACTTTAAATACATTCTCATAGACATATTTACAACAGTTATACCATCTGTTCTGCGATACTCCGCATAAATCCTCTATATGTCTCTCTTCCATCCAGAGATTTATATACATGTCAATATCACTTTTAAAAACATCAACGGTATTATTATTTATTTCCTGCATTTCAACTGCTGACATGTTATATATCTCCTCTCTCCAGTACTGGAATACTTAAAATAAAAAATGCAACTGATACAATCAGATCATGATGATCTCGACTGTACCGGCTGCATGAAGTCCGTTTCTTTCGGGACCTCGACGGCTGCCGCCGCCCGTTGCCCGAATGCGTTTTTAATTTAATAAAACAATATCATTCTATCATTTTCTTGTCAAGATATATTTTAAAATTAAATTTTAAGCCTGTATATTATATATTATTTATATAAATATACTGCTTTGTTTATAATATATATTTTTAATATTACAAGAGAGAATATAATCTTTCTCTAACTCTAGTGTCTATATCTACGTTGCAAAAATGTTGCAATTTGTTGCAGAGGTGTTGCATTGCAACAAAACTAATACTATTCTATCATTTTACATTGTCCATAATAAAATTGTCACTCTTGAAATTTTGTGAAAATTTAACAAAGATTTTCTACGTTTTAAACAAAAAAAGACAGCTATATTTCAAGCCGTCAAAATTTTTTAACCAGTGCCGCCAGATATTCCTTTTTCAAGAAAAACCTGTTTATTTTATCCGGTGCATCGTGATTTTCTTTTATGAAATTTTCAGCGGCTTTTCTTACCGCTGCCGCATCCGCCTTATTAATATAAAGTCCTAAATTATGATTTTTACCGGAAAATTTAATCTGTGCACACCATTTGTCACTCTTTTTATAATAATAAACGCCCTTTATACCGGATGAATTGTTTTTATTATCCGGGGCGTTGTATGAATTTAAGCAACTACCTTTTTCGTGTACAAGTTTATCCCTTGCGATGCCGATCGACTCCGCGGCGCGTTCACGCTGGAGACAACCGCATGACTGTACATAGCCGCCAGTTAAACGTGACGTGATATAAAAACACTCATTGCCACATGAACAGGCGCACCGCCATAATGTGCGCCCGCTCATGTCCTTACCGACTTTTTCAACGACCTTAAGGCGACCGGTTTCGAACCCTTTCAAATCAACCTTTTTCATTTTTTTATCTCTCATTTTCAAGACGTGCCGCAATGTATTCCAGCACTTCTTTCTTTATCTCCGCCCACTCTTTACCGTCGATATAAATATACTTATCGCAGTTCTCACCGGAACCCGTCGGGGAATGATCTGAAATTCTCACGTCGAAGCTGTCAAGATAATCGCCGTTCTCGTCCTGAATTTCGACATTGATATAATTGCTCATGCCGTAACATCTGGATGCTTCATGATAACAGGACACATTTTTAAATTTATTTTCAATCTGTCCCGGCAATGCCTCACATCTTTTTTCAAGGTATGATCTGCATGTCTGGTATCTGTTTTTTAACGTATCAGTGTCAAATCTCATATCCGTTCCCTCCTGCGTACTGGTTCATTGCCTTTCGATAAGATTATAATAGACTATTATCATGTATTTGTCAATAGTCTATTTTCATGTATTTATATTTTTTATAATATCAGTTATTCTTTTATCTATTCTACATGATAAAACAAAAAAATTCTCCTTGCAATTTTTATCCCTTGTACTGTTATACAGGTTTACTCCTTTCTGCTGCAAGCAAGCTATATAATAATCTTCGGCGCAAAGTCTTTCTTCACTTTTACATTGCCCGGGAATTTCTAATAATTCAATAATTTCAATTTTAAAATTATTGTCATAATCTTCCTGAAGGTCTTTACAGTAATGATTTCCAGCTTTTAATAAATTCACATGTGCTTTTGCTCTTTTTCTCAAGTTCTCTGTTTCTCCAATGTAAATTCTTCCATTATCTTTATTTATTATGGCATATATACCACCATTTCTATTTTCTGGATAAACAATATTCTTTTTCAAACAATCACCCTCTTTTATATTCCATGATGTCCCCTGGTTGACAATTTAAAAGTTTGCATAAATTACATATAACTTCGCAAGTCACATTTTCATTCTTTGTCAATTTTGCCACAGTGTTAGAATGTATTCCATTATTTTTTAACCACTGCTTATTAAGTTCCTTCTTATCCATAATCTGCCACAGCCTAGAAAAGTCTATTCTTCCATTATCTCCATAGTTAGCCATCTTTACACCTCTTTTCTTTTTATATATGATAATAGATTTTTCATATCATGTCAACGTCTATTTTCATGTATCATGTTGCACAACAAACCATTGTTTTATTTCGTCTATTATTGTGTATTTTGTCAATTGCTATTTAGTCTATTATCGTGTATTATAATCTCAACAGGAAAACAAAAAACACAAAAACAGGAGGGAACGATCGTGAAAGTTAAAATTAAATTAGTCGAAACGGCGGAAGCTGCCGCCGTCTGCAGGAACTGCCCTACCTGCACCGATGAGACAGGGCGCATGATGAAAGGATGGTTGATTTTATGAAGATGATGACACTTGAAGAAGCGAAAGAATACACACGCCAAAAGTTGGCACCGTATTACAGCAACGAGCGAATCGAGAACGTTGTAAAACAGTATGTTTCCGTTGTCCGCCCAGGCGTTGTCTTAGTTGAAAATAAAAATGTGGGACTTATGGAACTGTATCTATAGGAAAATGAAAGGATGGTTGATCTTATGAAGTATTACAGAGCAGAGATCGAAGACGATAATTTCGAAATAATTTTAGCCGATAGCGAAGAGGATGCTATCAATCAGTATTTTGAGTTAGGAGAAAAACACGATTTATTTAATCTGATAGAGCTAAATGATGATTATAATTAGGTTCGCACAATTTTATAAATTAGGCAAGCGGCGGCGTTTACCGGGGTTCGATTCCCCGGCTTGCTTTTACCAAAAAATTTGAATATGGAGGAAAATTGAAGTATGAGAAAATTATTTTTATTAAAAAAAGGCAGAATAAACTTTTATGCATGCCTGTATGACTGTGGCATGTATACAATCGACCGAATTACAAAAGGATTCGGCGGAATTGTGACAACATTTGAAACACTGGAAGAGCTTGAAAAATATGCTGCTGAAAACGGATATAAAAAAGCATAATAACCGCCGCAGAGGATGCACGCCGGATCACTACCGGCGGCGGTTTTTACCAAAAAGGGATTTTATTTTAAGGAGGATTTATAAATGACACAATTAGAAAATTTGAAAAACCAGATCAAGGAATTAGAAAAATCATGTGATGAAGCGCGTGATAGAATTAAAAACGAGAACCTGCCGTTTTTAAACATTTATGAAAACAGAGCTGCATTTTTTATCAACAAAATAGAAATCCGAAACGTGACAAATCAGGGAATCCGGGTTTGTATTGTTTTTGAAGATGAAAAAGAGCTTGCAATCGCGATTAGTGATTATGCAGAGAATATAGCGTTTTAAGCCGGGATCGTCCCGGCTTTTTCCAGTGTCCGGATATATTGCAGCTTGACAAGATACACGCCCGGTCATATAATGCGCTTAAGCGAACACGTATAAGCCATTTTAAGGCTTGCGCAAGGCAATGCAGTGCTTTTATATATTTACAGCACGAAACGTCTGTAAATCGTTTTTACGACGTTGCAAGCCTGTAAACACTGTGTTCATCTTGCCGCGTTGGCATCCGGCAGCATGTCAGACAATGCCGGCCTGCTGATCACAGCGATGTGCACTATCCCGGCAGCCCGCCGGGGTGTGAAAATTCTGATTTCTGATCTCAAAATCGAGCCATTTTCCAAGAAGAAAAAATTCAAAAGTTGAAAAATGAGATTCCAACTGTGAAAAGACAATATGCACAGTAAATTATTATGCGTCATTTCGCAAATTGTGAAATTTGACTAATTCGCTCTCTTCTCTTTCTCTGGCTCTCGGTCTGTTTCTGCTTTTTCTGCGATTTCGTTGTTCTTGTTCCCATTCGAAAATTCCTCATTTACTTTCTGGTTGCGTGATTTGTAATTTACAATCTTTACATCTGTGTTCAATTCATCCGGTATCTTCCCGACGATCAACACTGTATGTGGCTGCAACATGTCGATCATAACTTTGAATCCCTCGCAAAACTCTATCCGTGCCGCCTTTGCCCGCACTCTTCCATTTGTGCATACAGCAATCACACCGCCCTTACTGTACCCGGCAAAACAAAGATCATAATTGTCTTTGTCCGGGATACCTACGGACGGTATAACACGGATCCCGTTCAGAAACATGTAATGTGCAAGTGCATGGTTCCGGTACACGTTATACAGGTTCAATGCAAACGGCATACCACAATCGCCAGTAGCAATACTGAAATCCGGCATACAGACCGAGTGGAAACACTTCAAGTGTTCCAGGTATTTATCCGGGTTATTCCACAGTCTTTGAAACTTTGAATCGTCAATATAGAAATTCACATTCAATTTTCTATGCCCTTTTATCTTTTGTGAAAAGCTCTCTCCAAAATCTATGGAATCCTCTGGCAGATAATCCAAACTACATGCCGGGACAATCGGGATCTGATATTTTTCATCAAGCTCCGCTCCATAGATCATATATTCTTTCATAACATCAAAAGATGTATGACATCCATTGTACAATACTATCACCCCCAAAAACATTTTACTATTTTTCTTCTTGACAAACAACTTCTTTTGTGAAAAGCAAAGAACGTGCGGCGTAATCACTTCTGCTTAGTTCATTTATCAGCTTTTCCCTTGTCATTTCCGGGTTTGTTCTGTGAATATACCGCAGCAATTCATCTATTTTGTCCACTATGCTGCCCTCCAATCAATGTTTGACATCAGATCATCCAAAAGATAGATCAAATCAGTACCGTACAGGCTGATCCAGTCCGCAAGATACTCTTCCTGCTCAATCGGCATATGAATGTTATAGGAAAAGCAAAAACAATGACAAAGTTCATGAGCCAGTATTTTGCGCAAATAGCCATTTTCTGGTTTATCCGAAACATATATTATCCTATCATTCCAATCAGTCACAGCAAGGCTAATAGAGCCATCAGATCGCATCAGCTTACTGCTTGCACCGCGGACAAATTTTATTTCCCATTCAATACCATTTATCACAAACATATTTTACCTCCAAAAAAAGAAACCACCAGCCAAATATCAGCCAGTGATTTCTAAATTTAAAGTTATTCTTCTTGCTCTTCAATCAACAAATAATTAATGTACCTTATACATTTCTCTCATAGATTTTTCCTGCCTTTCAATTTTTTCTTGAAAAGAGATCCTCTCTATGATAAAATATTTCACAGAGAGTTATCTCGGTTGATAAGAAGTTGTTTTCGTTGGTAGCGTGGCAACTTCTTATTTTTTTTGACCTTTTAGCTTTTCAATCCCCGCCCTTATAAGTTCTAATATGGAATATCCACTTTCTGATGAAAATTTCATAATTTCATCTTTTTCTTGCTTCGATACTCGAACATAAAGTCTTTCATTCATAGGATTGTCAACTTTAGGTCTGCCTGTGCGTTGAGACATTCTCAGCACCTTCTTTCTGTACGCACATTTAATATATAATAGTACGCACAAAAAGTCAATACCTTTTTGAAAAATTTCCAAATCCACAAATCACTAGCTGATATTCAGTTGTCAATGTTCAAACAAACAGGGGCATTTCTGCCCCTGCCATTACATTTTGGAAACAAGCGTTGACAGCTTGCTTTTTGTCATTGTGCGCTCTTCCGGTGTCATGTCGGAGATAAGTTCCGCCATATCCTCCGAAAGCTCTTTCATGTATCTTTCAAGGTCATGCATCTTTGCATCCTTGTCTTCTGGCGTATTGCCTTTGTGAAGCTCTTTGCTTTCCATGTAGCTTCTGCGGCTCATGCCGCTTTTGCCCTCTCTGCGATCACGCATTCCACCATCTGGTGTCATTTTAGGCTCGGTATAATACATTCTGCCGGAAGAACGATCCATATCACGGTCGTGTTCCATTTCCCGGTACATTTCCGGTGTCATGTGCCAGTACGGAGGTTCGTCATATCCTCTCCGCGTTCCTCTTCCCTTTGGCGCAAATCTGCCGTCTGCATACCGGTAACGGTCATAATACCGTCTGCCGTCTCCGTAACGCTCAAACATTTCCATTGTTTCATCTGCACTGGATTCTTCCATTGCTTTCATCAATGTACGATAATACATTGCTTCTGCAAGGTCTTTCATCATGTCTGTAACCTGTCCCATTTCACACGGGTCTATATTTTCAATTCCTTTGTCAATTTCGCATTTAGCACATTCAGACAGTTTTTCAATCATTTCGTGCATTCTCTTAATATCCATAAAACCGCCCCCCCTATGCTTCCCGGACCGCAATTAAATTGCTGTTCTGAACCTCGATTGCCTGCGTAGAAGTATTCTGTACCGCCACCGTTACACAACAGCCGCGAGGAACGTCCACATATGCCTGCGCCGAAACATTAAAGAAGTTTTCAACTGCCGCCGGTGTAACAATCATTCGAGTTGACTGCAACGGTTCTCCGTCAATTGCAATAGCCAGTGAAATAGCTTCAACTGTGCCACCTGTAGGAATTTGAATGTTTCCGGAATAAGATACCAAAAATCTTGCCCGGCACTGATTTGTAAGTCCTCTTAATTTAACAATGCCGCTTCCCTGTCTATGAACAATGCATTTTGTTGCGCATACCGGAGTTTCTGTAAATGCCACATCTTCTCCCTGCGCGACAGTCTGAATTGCAATTCCTGTAAATTCTGCCATAATTATTTACCTCTCTTTCAAAAAATAAGGGCAAACATTATAGTCTGCCCTTTGTGTTTATAAGCAATACTGCACAGCAGACATAATCGAGTTAAACTCAATTAAGATACTCAATTATTCAATTTTGTGTAGCAGCTACTTTTAGCAGCTACATCCTGTGTTGCATCCACAGCCATACGCATAAGCGTTAGGATTTGGAACAACATATGCCGGGATTGCAGCCGGATTTACAGCGTTGATGATCTGCTGTGTCTGCGCTGACATTGCAGTAGTGAGCAATGCAGACTGGCGATCCTGTGATGCGGCTCTTCTTAAGTCATTATTTTCTGCCTGTAAGGAAGAAATCTTTTCCTGACACAGGTAATCAAGGATTGCCCTTGTTCCTGCCTGCTGGCTGTCGATAATGTCTCTGGTGTTGCTGTTCATGGTGTTCTGTAATGCGCAAGTGTTCTGCGCCATATTGTAGTTCACACCCTGGATAGCTTCCCTGGTCTCGCAGCAGCAATTAGCCAACTGGGACTGTAAAGCATTCTGCGCCTGCATAAGTGTCACGTTTGTGGTATTAAATCCCTGCTGTGTCTGGTAGCCAAGGTTGCAGATTGCATTGTCTACACCATGGAAACCGTTCATAACGGCGGTATTCTGTGCGTAAAATCCATCACAGAGACCATTTGTGATACCATCTAACTTTCCGATGATAGCCTGCGTGTCAAAACCACGCTGAATTGCAGAGTCGGTGTATGCAGATGCTGTCGCTCCCATACCTCCGTTTCCTCCCCAGCCATTGCCGCCAAAGCCGCCCCAGCCAAAGATCATAGCGAAGATAATGATAGCCCACCAGCCATCGCCGCCCCACATACCATCATTGTTTCTTCCGTTTCCTGTCACTGCTGCAATATCAGCAAGACTAGGCATTGCATTTCCATTAAACATTTTGTTTACCTCCATCTGATCTATTTACAAATGGGATAACCGGTTATTTTGCGCGCACCCCAAAATGTACTAATGATTAAACATACTCATAACTTTCTGTTTTGCTTCATCTACCGTAATTCCTCTTTCTTTACAGAGATTCTCTGCCATTGTCTTAAGTCCACCTGTATCTCCGCTTTGATACATTTGCATGGCATTTTTTGCCATAGGATTGTTTTGAACCTGCTGAGAATTCATCATTTGATTTAACAATAATTGTGCCGGATTCATTCTGGATCACTCTCCTTTTTTACCTGTGAAGTTTTTCTTTGACTGCTTGGAATTTTATCTAATCGGTTTTCTATCTGTTCAATCTTCCCAAAAAGTTCATCAAACTTCTGCATAAATGCACCTGTGCACTCGTCTGATAGGTCAAATTTCAATTTTTCAGTATCATGCGATAAATTGCTAACAGTATCATGCGAAACTGGCTTAAAAACGATTGTGCGAATTGTGCCATCTGCGTTCCAACTTTTAGCGTATATTTCTGTCATATCCTGTTTTGGGAAAAATGCAACGCTGCCATCCATTGGCACATCATTGGCAGTGATGTTTTCTACCGCCGGAACTACTTTTCCATTTATGCCAAAAGTTTGAACCGGGATCTGCTGCTGAATTTGCTGCGGTGCCTGCATATAATTTTGTGTATTATCAATGCGTGGCTGATTCATATACGGATTGTATGCGTACTGCTGCCCGTATTGCTGCATCTGCTGATTATAAATCGGATTCTGGTATGCTCCGCTCATATTCATCCTGTTTGACCTCCTCTAAAACATCTTCTATTGCGTGTATGATAGACGACTGCGTTGACAAGTCCAAGGACTGTAACTCTTTTCTGGCAAAAATTTTTTCAAGAACTTCATCTGAAAACACCACCATCCCTCCCTTTGATTATATTTTTGCATAAAAAAAGGCGGCAAAACCGTCACGATTCCGACAGTTTGCCGTCAAAAAATTCAACAAAAAAAGAACGCATTAAGCGTCCATACATCCGTTCGTGTTACCTTTAGTGTTACCTTTGATTTTGACCTTTAGAAAAGACACCATTCAAAAACTCCTTTCTTTCAGTAAAATCAAGGCTTCACAAGGTTTTCTTAAATAAAAATAAAGTAGCGGAAGGGAGATTCGAACTCGGTATAAATTCTCTCAAACCCGCATAAATACTGAATTTCTTTATCTCCAAAGGTGTTACCTCGTGTTACCTTTTACATTGATAATGCTTTTGCAATATATTCCTGCATTTCACTCTCTGTCTTGTTATTAAAATAGTAATGATCGAGAGTTGTTCTGATATCTGTATGCCCCATTTGTGTTTTTATTACCGATTCTGGAACATTTCCATCTATCAACTTTGTTGCATATGTCTTTCTTGCCTTGTGAATTGAACGTTCACCAATTCCTATTCTATCACATATCACATATAGCCGCCTTGTAAATGCCTGACCTTTTATTCGTTTACCGTTTTTCATAAAAATATATTGCCCAAATGGATTGAGCATTTTTATTTTTCTCATAAGTTCTTTGGTATCTGCGGTAATTATAACATCTCTAAACCCAGCATCACTTTTAGGAAAATTTTGAACATCAAATACATATTTGCCATTATCATCTCTATATCTTATTTCTGTCTTTGATATATGTATCTTATTTTCTCCGACATCAGACCATGAGAGGGTAGATATTTCCCCAACTCTCAATCCTGTTTTAAATGCCAAAATAATGCCAAGTTCTATCAATGTAGGCTCATCTTCCATTACAAATCGTTCAATTAAAAGTTCCTCATCCTTAGAAAATACCAATTCGCAGTCTGACTTATGGTTCTTTTTAAATGACTTTTCCGAAATTTCCAAATCACCCATAAAACTGGTTATGCTCAGGCTGGTATAATGTTTTTTCTTTGCATATTTGAAAATTCCGTTAATCAATATCCGCATATCAGAATAAGCTTTTTGCGTAAGTTCCAGTTTTGAAATAGCTGTTTTTATGAATGATTCCAATATTTCTTCATCAATGTACCGGATTTTTCTATTTGCAATCGGCAAATACTTATTTTCAAAAAATCTTTTAAAATTTGTCTCGTACTTGTCCTTTGTCTGTCTTGTTATTTCACCATATTCAAGTTTTTCAGAAATCCAATTAGAATATACCTGAATAACTGTAGGTTCATCCTCCTTAGCTTTATAGAACTTTACTATTTCATCTTCAATTGCTTTTTCAGATGTTCTCTTTACAAGTCTCTTTCCTCTCTTATTATCTTCATCTGGCAAATATGTGTAAAACTTTCCATCTTTTCCTTGCCAAATGCTGTAAGTGTGTTTTTCAATAAATTTTTTCCTTTCGTTCATTTCAATTTTTTTCTGAATGGTGTCTATGTTGATAATACCATTTTCGATGGCAATATTCAACAACTCACTATTTGAAAGATTTCCCGTTTAACTCACCTTCTAACTTTTTTACTTTCTGTTTAATATCAAAAATTCTTCTTTCCACTGTTCTTGTTGATACGCATAGTCTCATGGCTATTTCTTTTGAAATAAGTCCACGGGCAAGAAGATAAAATATTTCTTCTTCCTGCTCCGTGAAATTGGCGTTTTCAATAATTTCTTCAAGCTCTGGCTTAGTCAGTTTTGAAAACTTCATAAGCCAATATCCTCCAATATTTTATTCTTCTCCCTGCCAGATCTTTGGCGTGCCATCAGCATTGAGCATAACGGTAAGACCGCCGCCCGTACTTATTGTGATATATAAATACATCACTCCTGTGTCATTATCTGCATAAATAAGATATTCTTGTCCACTTTCCACCAGTACCATTGTGTTTTCCTGTCCCGCACTGACATTTGCTGTATCACTGCATCCGGAAATCAGGAGTGTTGCGGTTATAATGGCTGTTATAAGTTTCTTTCGCACTGCATTAGTATTCCGTATTTTCTTCATATTCCTCTTTGCTGATTGTCCTGATACACGCTTCGCTCACACCTAAACTTTCTACCATGTTTGCAATGGCTTTTTTCACATAGTCGTATGCACTTTCTTTAAAAATCCTTGGTTTTTTTTCTGTGACTGTGAAATCCATGTTCCGCTCTGCATATCCAACGGAACCCACTCCACCAAACATTTCTGAATCCTTAATTTCAAAGTATAATGATATCCTGATTTTCATTTTATTCATTGTTTTTCCTCTCTTTCTCGATCAAAGCTCCACTTAACTTATAACTTCAAACCTGTATTTCTGTTTGATACATGGATATTTGATATGATCTACCTCGTCCATAAACATATTAAATGGTCTTGCAAATTTATCCCCACAATGGACATCACAGTCTATCGACTGCCCGTCGTACAAGGCTTCATATATTACTAACAGCTCTCCCGTTTCTGTATGCTTTGCGTAATCCAAGACTTTATATAAATACAATTTTTTTTCATCCTCTATCTGCTTTGTTGTAAGCATTTCTCTCTTAAAATGCCTTACGATATCACCTTTATGTATCCTCATTTTTCTTCCTCCAATCCTCTCTTTCCGCATCATCACCCACCCGCCGCATATACTACTGCGGAAAGTGGTATGATGACCGCTTGGTTTTGTTATCTGGTTCTAAAATAAACTCATCTGGTTCTCGTCGTACTGATAAATGCGTCCAGTCATGATCCTCCCTAACTGACGCAATCTCTCAACCCGCGGTTTCTGCTTAAGATTTGCCATATAATTATTATCCACTTCCGGCGGTATGGATAAATAACATTCCTCCGGTAATGGCAACTGATTTTCTGTGCAGGCCTCGCGGATCTTTGACTGATAATAAATGATATGATTCCGTGTCAGATTCATATTGCATCCATCGGACCAGAACGGATCATTACACCCGTTCTGATTGATATCTTTCCAGTGTTCTATTTCTCTGCGGATGCACTGGCAGTACTCTTTCACTTTATCTTCTGCTGTCTGTATCATGGCAGCACCTCCACAAAATTTATGGTTTACGCAAACCGGAGCTGTCCGGTCTGCTCTGCTTCTATCTGCATATTTGGCATCCGCTCTGCAACACACAATTCTGGCAAATTTGCTCTGACCAGTGCCGCAGGTATCGGTGGGCATACTGCATTGCCGCAGCGGCGTACCTGCTCACTTCTCGGATATGTCTTGCCGGTGTAATCATGGTCGATTATGTAATCGTCCGGAAATCCCTGACATCCATATAACTCCCTTGGCTCCAGCATCCGCAGTCCAATATCCACAATCTGGTAATCAGTGCCGTTGATGGTCACAAGTCCAAAGCGATCCTGTGCTGTGACTGTATCAAGCGGATCTTTGATATCCTGCCCTGTTCCCTGTCCATAGTATTTAATCAGAAACGCTCTGACCTCTCCAAAGTGTCCGTCACCAGCCGTGATCGTTGGTAATGGCTGTCTGATATCTTTTCCGTCACAATGATTGTTCATCTGAATCAGATTCGCAGTAACAACGCTGTTATGATCCCATGCGGTCACTGTCGGAAGCGGATTTTCTACTGTTTCCCCAGCACCTTTATATCCTCCGTCATAGTACTTATGCAGAAACGATGCGACCAGCCCATATCTATTTGAGCTGTCAACTGTCATGATCGGATCTTTAATGGTCTGCCCCCGGACTTCTCCCTGTGCTGTCTCGGAATGATACTGGATCAATGTAGGGCTAATCAAACACTGCTGGTTTCCTGTAGTGATCGTATGTATCGGATCTTTGCAATTTCCACCCGGATGATTTGTCGTATTTGTCCCCATATATGGTACAAGCACCGGTTCCACAATCCCATACCCATGCTTTCCAGTAATGGTTGGCATAGGCTCTCTGATATCATTCGGTCTACGCTCACCGCCATGATTACACTGAATTATAAAAGGCTTTGGATTATTCAAAACGAATTTTATAAATCCTCTGGCTATCCTGTCCATCGTCTTTTGTGCCAGTGGTCTTACTGCTCGGATGCCGTATTTCTCTTTAATCTCTTCTGAAGTATCGAAGATACTCGGGCAGGGCAATGAAAAATCCAACTGTGTGTATGCTCCAACATAAGGCTTGAGCAATCCTTTCTTAACTTCCTCACTGTCTGCCGGTCCGTGTGTTGGCTCTGGCCATACAATCGGCTTGCCATCACACCGGGCGATCATGAAAAATCTCTTTCGCATGGTCGGTGCACCATAATCGGCAGCAATCAGTTCTTTAAATTCTACAATGTACCCCAGATCATTTAGCTGCTGTACAAATTTTTCAAATGTTTTTCCCTGCTTTGCCTTAATCGGATGATGCCCTCTGTTCAACGGTCCCCATGTTTTAAACTCTTCCACATTTTCAAGCATGATGACTCTCGGTCGGACAAGTCCCGCCCACCTGCAAGCTACCCATGCAAGACCTCTGATATTTTTATCCTTTGGCTTTCCACCTTTTGCTTTACTGAAATGCTTACAGTCCGGTGAGAACCAGGCAAGTCCAACCGGATGCCCATTGCATGCCTTTACTGGATCAACTGCCCAGACGTTTTCACAGTAATGCTTCGTGTTCGGATGATTAGCCTTATGCATCTTAATTGCTTCTGGATCATGATTGATTGCAATATCAACACTGTATCCGGTTGCCATTTCTATACCAGTGGAAGCGCCGCCCCCACCGGCAAAATTGTCAACTATCAATTCTCCGTGTATCATGACAGTACCTCCAACATATCAAAGATATTCCGTTGCCCTGTCACTCTGTCCTCTGCTCGCATAGAAACTTCTCCGTAATTTTCTACAAGCATTTCATTCTTGGCTCTCTCGTAGAAATTCCGATCAATCTCGAACCCATAGCTTGGTCTACCAAGTTCCATTGCTGCTCGAAGTGTGCTGCCGCTACCACAGCACGGATCAATCACCACATCCCCTTCATCTGTAAAGATCTTAATCAGCTTTTTCAACAGGCGCACCGGCTTCTGTGTCGGGTGGATATTTGGATATTTCCCTTTTGGATCTTTCTCCCAGGGCATCCAATCAAAGATCATCTTTCCATCGTTGTTAAACTTTGGCAGCTTGTCCCGATAAAAGATAAGTCCGTGCTCGGTTCCAAGCCATATTGCCTTATCTGTTTCCGGCAATCCCTTATGCAATACAAGAGCGTGTTCCGTTGCACCTACCACCCTCATGTTCGCCTTTAAAACCTGCGCGGAATAGTTCTTGCAAAATGTAAGATGAATATTATTTCCGAATCCGTGTTTTTCTGCCGCTTTGAGCATGGTTGGTATCTGCTGGAACGAACAGAACACGATCATGCATGGCGCTTTGCCCTTTTCCTTTGGCTCTTTCTTAAGCATCTTGCTACAGAAATGGAAGTATTCGTACAGATTAAAATTGTAATCCGAATTAAATGCTGCTTTTCCAGCAAGTTTGCTCTCGCCGTTTTTATTATCGCCCCCGACATACCACATAGGGTTACTGCCGTACATATTGTTTCCAAGGTTATATGGCACATCCGCAATTACAAGCTGTGCCCTTGGAATTCCATACTTTTTGTAATTCTGCATAGAATCTCTGTAAATTTCACATTTTACTTTCATTCTTTCAAAAGGAACCCGGCGCGCCTTTTATCCGGATAGGTCCCGGCTCCTTTCTTATATTCCGTGCACACATCTACAATAGTGCACTTTAAATTTAATTATGTTGTGTTTTATGCAACAAATTCATCGTTTTATTGCTTTTAAATCATCCAATCTAACGGCAAACCTCTCACTCCTTTTTTATTTCAAAATTTCATCTAAGCAGGCATTCCAACCCACCCGACGTATTGATGTGCCAAGATCTTCATAACCAGATTTCAACTCTGGTATCTTCTCTGGCAACTCCCGGAGCGGGCAAGATTCGGGTCTACATTCTATATAATCTGTTACGTCCTCTCCCATTCCCGGTACTCCACAATACAATGTTTTTTCTCCGTATCTTGGCGGTTGCTCATCATCTACAAAATCACACATATCACATGATTCCGGCATATCCATAACTAATGCTGCTTTTGACATATCAGTGCACCTCTTCTCTACGGTTCTAATCCGTCTTATTACTTCGATAAAACTTGTCAGTCGCATCAAACATTGCATTTCTAGCATCTTCAAAACCTTTTACATATGCTCTCATTTCTGTGAGGTTCATTGCTTCATCCGGTTGTATCATTGTTTCGTCAAAACTATTTAAAATTGCTTCTTTATCTTCTCTTGTCACTTTACTCCACCGCCTTCCACGATCTCGATTGCTTTGCCAAATGCTTCAAATCTTCCCTGGCTTCTCCCGTCATCGTAGATTTGTTCGCCGTCTCCGCATCCGTCCTCGTCGCAATCATCTGGTCTGTCCTGCTCTGCTTTCTTTAATTTTCCCAACTGCTCCACAACCTTGTCTACATCATAAGCCGTCGGATATTCTTCTAGTAAATACAATACTGCATTTGTATTTACTAAAGTTCCATTGCTTAAAGTAACCGATTTTAAATCTTTCTTTAGTGCATCCGCATCAATCAGTCTCATCGTTTGCCCTCCTGTTCCAATCTGTAGTTGCTTTCGTTCGCTCGTCTTTCCCTGTTCTGATTCCACCGTCCTGATCCATATACATCTCACATTCATAGCTTTTTGGAAGTTCTGTTCCGCATTTCATACATTTGATTTTGAACATTACTCCAACATCCGAATGTGATGACTTATTTACAATGGTAAAGAACATTGCTTTTCCGCCGCAGAACGGGCATGGTTTAAGTTCTTTGTTCATTCTTCATTCCCCCAATCAATCATTTGACCGCAACTCGGGCAATATGTGGGACTAGCACTTTTAAAACATCTTGGGCATGATGGACAAATCATTGCGTTTCCCATAATTCTCGGTCGCTTCGCTGTCTGTTTCCCCATCGCCGCCCGGCACTCTTCTGTCGTGCTGATTGCACGGTACTGCTGAACTTCTTCCAGTGCCTTGATCGCTTCCTCAAAAGCTCTAAGTGTACTGCTTTTACTTTCCCAGCCCATTTCCTGCTTGATTATTTTTATTGCCTTGCTCTCATTCATGACTACACCTCCAACAGTTCCGGATTGTCAACCTCGTTTCCAATGACATCTATATAATCCGGATTGAACTCTGCCAAGGAAACGCTTTCAGCAGTAAATATGGATACGGCTTCCCAACTCAATGAATCATCTGACCATTTGATAACGAAATCTTCATCTTCATACCGGAAGATATCATTCTCATAGATTCCCTCATATCCGGTACACTGGCATAATGTATCAATCTGGATTTCAAATCTTTCGGCAACAACATATAAACCGCCATTACACAAAGAACCTGTATATATGTAGCAGTGGTTGTCTATGAGCACATAACATCCTTCCACCCATTCGCCATTATCAATCCGCTTTCCACGGCATAAATATCTATTCTCCATCACTCTTTCACTCCATTCGGTGTTATCTTGATCCTCTTCACACAATTCGGGCAGAAATCAAACCCGTTCACTCTTGTGGTGCATTCCGTGCAGATTTTCTTATCACAGGTCATGGTATAACTTTTAAATCCACTTCCCCGTGCATGTGTAATAATTGTATTTACAGGCATGTCACACAACAAAGTTGATTTCCTTTTTCTACAGAATGGACACAGATCATCTTTAGACACATGTTTTATTACGTCTCCCAACTGTCATTCCTCACTTTCTCTCTGTAACCAGTCCAACGTACATTTTCTACAGTTATGATACTGATCGCATTTAGTGTCGCCGCCCGTGATATCTGCCGGACACATAACCGCCAGTGCCAGTTCCTCATCCGTCATGCTCCGGATCCGGTCTGCATTGGTCTGTTTATTTGTCACTATGCATCCATCAGGATGTATTCCATCTTTCATATCATTCCTCACTTTCTCTGTATGACTCTGGTAGCGGCATCCAAGCAATAACGTCCAGAATATTCATTCCATCCGTGAAATTAATTCCATTCCAAAATGCTCTAAATGGGTATACCTTGTCTTGCTCACTACTTCCGTATTTTGTTGTTACCAAATACACTTCAAGACATTTTCCCTCAAATAACGGATTTTCTTCCGGTTCTTCTGGAATCTGCTCACTGCATGGAATCCATCCGCTTTCCTGCTCCAAAATTCTGTTGATCTCTTCCTCCGAAACCACTTTTGTTAGAGGAGAATACCCACAGGCTTCTGTTGCTACCTCAGATATCCGGTTTTTAATCCTGCTTATTTTCATTCTGATCCTCACTTTCCGGCAACATAGCATATTTATAGCTACTCATTTTACCGTCATATGTGCTCCATGACGTTTTTCCGTAATCCCATGTATAAACCGTTTCATCTTCATATTTTGCAAAATGTTCTTTGCTCCACGCAAAAAGTTCAGAATCTCTGACCAAAATCGGTGTATCGACTGGAACTTCGCTCCAATCAACATACTGGCTGTTCGCCCATTCTTTTGCTTTTTCTCTGCAACGACCAGCATTTCTAATGTCATTATCGCAAAAATCGCATTTATCGCAGACTCCCCTGCATTTTTCCAGTTTCCCATTAATTAACGCAATATTGCCTCCTTCACATGCAATATCCATAATCTCTTCCGCGTATTTTTCTCTATTCAGCATCCTTTTTCTCCTTCCCGTACCGCAACTGATACGGTACTTCCTTAAAATCTCTCAATGCATCCGGGTTTGGATGCTTCGGTATTCTCGTCTGACGTTTTTCCATCTCTGCTATGATTCTGCGTCTCTCTTTGCTTTCTCTGTGCAATTTATACCTCCGTCATTTTCCAAGACTGTTTACAAATTGTTCTGACCTCGTATAAGCCTTATCCAACAGTTCTAAGTATTCATCAAAGGAAATCTGTGCCTTTTCAGATAACTCCCTCGGATAACGCTCTAACAAAGCCTTGACGCACTGTTTCATGTCTCCAAAATATCCGATTGTTCGAACACTCTCTTTTTCGTTGCCGTCCTTATCCTGTCCGGCATATCTCTGTCTCAGGGTGTGATTCAGAGGATCAATCTCCACAAAATATCCATCCTGCAGTTCCACAGTTAACTTGTCCATCAACCATTCCTCCTATATTTCATACGTCTTTCCGATAAAACGCTTGTCAATGTACTTACATTCCCATTCCAATACACTTGCGATCCCCGTCATGGTTTCATATCCGGTAGCAAGGCAGTTAATTAAATATCTGATTCTCTCATAAACCTGTCTGATCTGATTTCCCGAAAATTTAAACTGTGTTTTAAGGCAGACACCCAACATAGCAAAATAATTAAATACCTGTGCCAGCAAAAACTTATTTGCCTGTATCATGCAGTTCGGTGCAATCTTTCTCTCTACCAGATAAAAACTCTCACGATACGGAATCTTATTTGTTTCCTCTCTCACGTCAATCTTGCATTTATCTTTCAGATAAAAACAAAGTTCCTCGCCTGTCGTTCCATCCTTTGCATTCTCCACATATGCATCAATGGTCTGCTCAACCTTTATGATTCTTTTGTGTCCGAATCCGAACTTATCATGCAGTGCCTGATATGCCATCATACGGACGTTATAATAGGATTCCTCTATCAGATAATCCGCATTGCTTTGTGCCTTGGCGTATCTCTGTATTCCGATCAGTTCACTCTTGGAATATCCAAGTGGCTGCATCCGCTTTTTCTTTCTTGCCAGTGCATTACTCATTTGCTCTTCCATCTCCTCTCTACATCCTCAAAATGGCTAAATACAAGACTTTGAACATATTTTGATATATTTGTCCGTGCATATTTTTTAATTAGCATTTCCCCTGCTTCCATCATTCCTTGGAACCACTCATCTTCGTTATCAGCTTCATAAAACTGCTGCCGGAATTTATAATAGTCATTAAAAAACTGCCATTCTTCGGAACCTTTTTCAAATTTCTTACTTGCCATAATCATTCACCTTTTAATCAAATGGTGTGCTGCCACATACTTCTCGGAAACCGTCTTTCTGTCGCATCCGTGCTTGAATCTGTTCAATGGTTTCGGTTCGCTCGATAAATTCCATACGATCACCTTCAAACTGAACAACTTCTCTAAACGGTGTACCCTGTCGATTCTTTTCAACTTTCAAGCCTTTAAATTTTCTGTCTTCATCCAAATTCCACATAAGAATAATATTGGAAGCATCCTGCTCAATATCTCCGGATTCTCTTAATTCGGACATTGTAGGCTCTTTCGTTACATTCATTTCCGATACTCGGTTAAGCTGTGACAATAGGATGATCGGAACGTGAAGCTCTCTCGCAAGTGCTTTGAATTGCTTCGAAACTTCCCCGACTTCGGATGCACGATTATTGAACTTCCGGTTACACCGTACCAATTGCAGATAGTCAACTACGATCACGTCATATCTTTGATGCCTGCATTGCGTTCTCATTTCCTCAATAACATTTGTCTGATCGTCAATTGTGATCGGATATTTTTCAAGCTCATCATTTGCCTTGTCAAAGGCTTCTTTCTCTCCACCAAGAAAAGCCTTTGCCCTGCGAACTCTTGTCAGACCAATCTTTGACATTCTTGAAACAAACCTTTCATAAATCTGACTGTTGTTCATCTCCATGTTGTAGTAACAAGTGTTATAGCCTTTTCTTGCCATATTCTCGATTATTTGTGCCACAATAGCAGACTTACCAACTCCCGGTCTCGCGGCAACAACTGTAATGTCTCCGCCTTCAAGACCGCCAAGGCAATCGTCAAGATGGTAAAATCCTGTCTTTACCCTGTCCTCTCCCACATCATCATTGAAGTATTTATCTTTGTTCTCTGATACGATTTGCTTCATCAACTTAGATTTCTTCAACTGATTAACTTGGATTTCTTCAAGCCTTGTAAGAACTTCCGCGATCGAATTATCAATATCACATGGTCTAAGGCTCACTCTCTGGAAAAGGCTTTTCGTTTCCCTTGCCCGCCAATCCTTAATGACTGCATCCGCATAGTTTTTCATTGCTGTCGATAACGGAGTTGCGGCAATACATTCCTTAAGCTCCCCGGCAATCATTTCCGGCTCCCATTTGTGGTTTTCAAGTGACTGAGACAGTGAAACGACATTAATGTTTTCTCCACGATCATACATGGCAAGCATTTCAGCAAAAGCATCTTGGCAAAATTCAGAGCTGAACATTTCCGGCTTCAATTTGTTATAAACCTTGTACATGGAATCATTGTCAATCAATACACATCCGATCACTCCAATTTCTGCTTCCGTCAACTGCTCTCACCTCGCTTTCGTTTCTCAACTTGACGAATCCAGTAATCGCAATCCTCTTTCAGCCAGTCTCCGTATTTTGGTATGTAGCGATAATTCGTATCATCCGGATTCTTCTCTATATAGTCAGTAACATATGCCACTGTAGCCTCATATATCAGCTTTGCAACGGCTTTCCTGTTCGGCTCGATAACTTCTAAAAGCTTGTCCATCCATGCTACCTTGGCAGACGTTAACGACGTTTTCTTTGGATATGCATTGATCGTGTATTCCCATCCCCATTCCGCGTCAAAGTCCAAATCAGATGCAGGCACGCTTTCTTTTGTATTTTCTTTCTCTTTCTCTATATCTGTATCTATATCTTTCTCTATATCTATCTCTACATTGCAATTTTGTTGCAAAATGTTGCACTCCGTTGCTCCACTGTTGCATTGAAACGCTTTTTGTGCATTTTCCCTAGATTTACGACTTCTTCTTGTACTTGCAGTCTCACTTCCTAGGTTATCTTGCACAAATGGCAACTTGTACTCAATGGAATCTGATGTTTCAAGCAATCCGCAGGAAAGAAGATACTGAATCGTTACTTGAACATTGATTTCGTCCTCGTCAATATCAAGGGCGATCTCTTTGTAAAATTCATCTTCCAAGCCGGAATACTCTAAGTAGCCGCCCTTTTTCAACGACAACAACTGCATCTTAAGGTATATGATCGTGTATGTATCACCGCCAGCCATCTTACGGAGTTTCTTGATTCGTTTACTGTCAAAGAAATCATCCATCAGTTTAAGCCAGTAATACCGCTTATTCCCCGCCATTTTCACTACCTCCAAGCAATTCAATAACCTTTGCCCCTGCATCTTCCGGGCGACAAAATACGAACTCAACGCCATACTTAAGTTGCATTGTCAACATAGCTTTTGCCAATACCTTGCCAGATATCGGCTTTGTTTTCGGTAGCGGTACATTCAGCAATTTTCCAAGTGTGTGCATATATGCAATATTGTTATACCGGTCTACTCGTGGATTGTTCCACTTAGAAACATCTTCAATGGATTTGATTCCATCTTCGTTTTCTACCAATACATAAAGTTTGATTCCGTTGTTTTGAGCAAGAATACACTCATCACGAAATCTTCCATGCTGACGTCCGCAGATGTTTCCTACAATCTCCTGCATATCTTTCTTAGTATCTACAGATACATCATAAGTTCCAAGGAAATCCATCTTTTTAAGTTCCATTTTTCTAGCTGATTTTCTATGGATAACATCCGCTACCTTGTCTGTGGCAATTATGTAATCTCCAACCGGCAATGGTGCACGCAAGACTTCCATATCGTGGCTTTTGAAATATCTATTCTTAAGGATATGCAAGCCCTCTTTCTGTCCTTTATCCTCAATTATTAACACGTATACTCCTTTCTGGCGGTCACTCTTAGCAACCGCCAAAGGTATCTCATGGCTTTCAATTTAGTTTTTTGTGATATATTAAACTCCTTGCCAAAGATCAGATACCGCATGAATTGGTTTCTTTTAGGCAAATGCCAAGGTGTTACAACCTATTTCAGTTTTTCAAGATGCGCAATGTTTTCCTGTGCACGGTCGAGATTTCTTTTTGCAAAATCCGCACGTCTCTTTTCTCTTGAAATGAACGCTTCAATCGCCGCATTCCTGCTTTCTTCCAAGAATACGATTGTATTAGAATGTTCAATAAGATTGCCAATGCTCTCTTTATTAATTCTCATACCCTTATATATACAACCGACTCCACGTTCTAAGGCGGTATATGTCTTAGAACATTCCTTTGCTTCAAATGCTTTTTCTTCCAGCTTTTCACCGCAGAAAAAATAACTGTATAATTTCATTTTTTCTCTTTTCAGAACGGGCAAAGGTTCATATCAACCTCTAATCCTTTTTCTGCAATATAAACATTTGCTCCATATTTAACTGTTTCTTCTGTCTTTTGTTTGAATAGTGCGGGATCTCCGCTTTTATCTGATAAGTGAATTAGAACGACATTTCGCAATGCCGGATTATCGTTAGTAGAAATAAAGTCAAGTGCCGTTGGTAAGCTCATATGACCTCTTAATCTGTGTTCGTAATTTGGCTCTTCTCGGTTCACAAACTGCATATCGTAATTGCTCTCAACCATAAAATGATTGACATTTTTGAATCGGTATTTGATGTACTCGGTATCAGATGCATACACCAAACTACCCATTTCTGGATGCGTAATGTAAAAGCCATAGCAAGGAACATCGTGTACTAATGGAAAAATTTTAATTCTGAATTTCCCCATAGAAACAAGATAATACTTCATTTTATCGGCATCATATTCGGGAATTCCTGTACCAAAGCAAGCCGAATTGATTCCTGCATTTTTATATTGCTCGAAATATTTATAATGGTCTCCATGCTCATGGCTGGAAATCATGCCGACTATCTTCATTACATTGAAATTCAAGGCTTTCTTGACTTCCATGAATGGCAACCCAGCTTCGATTATCAAGGCTTCGTTTTCATTCTCCAAAATATAGCAGTTGCCGGATGAACCGGAACCTAAGACTTTAAGTCTCATTAAAGAACTCACTCCTCACATCAATAATCTGTCTCGTCTGTCCAAACAATGCCCTATTATGCTTTGCTCTCTGCTCATTGTCACAGATAAATTGCTTGCAAATTTCTGGTCGAACCGGATAGATTCTGCATTTCTCGCAACTCTTATCCGTATCAAGAAAAGGGCATGTCATATCATACGTTCTATTCGCAGTGTGAAGAAGATGTTTGCACTCTTTGATATGATTCTTACGGATATATTTGTGAATGGCATCTACTTCCTTTCTGCTCATTGGCAAGAGATTTGAGCAACAGTTACCGCACTGGCTGCATTTTCCATCTTTGCAAAAGTTGTAGGTATTATCAGCCATACCTTTCTGAACTGACTCTAAAAATGAAATAACTTCCATAGGCTACTCCAATTCTTCCTCTGTAGGGAACTGAAAAATTTTTAAATAATTTGTACTTGTATATTCCATGTACTTGTTTCTAAGCATTTCCATAGCTTTCTTGGCTTTTTCTTTGGAACTATATTCAGCCATTTTTGTTCCTATTGCTGTCGAAGAGTTGTGGCAAAAGATAGCTGCGTGTTCAACATTCTCATATTTCCCGACTGCCATGCTCAAAGAACTGATTTCATACGGTACATCAATTGTGCCGTCCTGTGATATAACTCTCATGCATCCACCTCTAATCTTTCATAAAGTCCGGTACGTTCTCGTCATTCTCAACGACTTCTCCGGCTACTTTTTCTGGCTGTGATTCAACTACTTCGCTCCCGGTCTCAATAGCTTCGGATTCAGCTACGATAAATGGCTCTGAATTGGCATTTTCCGCAATTTCCTCCTGCGTCTGCTGATAAGTTTCATCCATCTGCATAAGAGACTGTTTCGCAATAGCATTAAGGTCTTTTGGATGCTTTTTGATTGCATTATTACGCATCTTACGAACAATCATGGATTCCGATGTATCAAGCCATGCAGCACTCATATATGGTTTCGCAACTTCACAGGCGAGCATATCTTCAATAGTCTTACAGTCTAAAAGTGCTTTCAGAATTTCTTTTTTCTTTTCTGCGATAGCTTTCTTTTCTGCTTCTGTTGCATCATAACGTGTCTTTTTGCCACCTTTTACAAGTCCGAAAGTTTCATTCAACAGATTATTACGGACATGAGCGAAAAGATTCCCTTTTACGCTTTCACGCTCTGCAATCATGTACTCGATTTTTCCATCATTCATTTCAACAGGATAAACAACACGGATTACTTTCTGTGAAAATCCTTTTTCTTCCCACTCCGGCGGCGTAACTTCAACGCCTCTGTGCTTCGGATATGTAAACTCATCCCCTTCTTTCACAAGCCATACCGGATATACTTTTTTAACATCAACACCAAAGTTGCGAAGAAGCGCATCGTTTCCGTCTCCTTCGATTCCCATTTCTACTTCCTTGTACCAGTTTCCGTTTGCGTCCTGCTTGCTTCTCAATTGGAAATAGCACTCTCTTGGTACAGCATTGGCATTAAGTTGAAGGCTTGATACCTGCCCGATAACCTGTCTCAAATTAGAACCATTCAAGTTGCTCATAGCGGCTTTGTTGGATGTAACAAGGTTGTAAATTGCACTCATAGCTGCCATAGCGCACTGCTTGGAATAATCATCAAACACAAGTCCATGCTCTGCGAAGTCACGCTCCATAAGCCCTGTGTACTGGTTCGCATAATAAGAAAGCTGTGTATTCATTTCCTGTTTTCCCTGTGCCGCCACTTCCTGTTTCTTTGTTTCTGCCATAATTATTTTTCCTCACTTTCTTTCCTTATTGCTTTTTTAAATGCTCCATTTTTAAGAAATTTCAAAACAAGATTGAGTTGCATATTCTTGATAACCTCTATGTGCTTTGTACTGTGATACCACATTACCCATTCCTGTTTCAAAAGTTCCTCAATGCTTGTAATCTGATCACCCTCTGCGAATTTTCGCTGACTCAAAAGGTATTCCCTGTGTTTTTGAATTTTCTCGCATTTTGTACACTCTTCGGAAGAATACCTTGAACAATGCTTTCCATTAAGGTTTAAAGACAATGCACAATATCTACATGGATTAACTCTCATCGTCACCACCGCTTTCCGGTTCTTCACACTTCTTCACAACTGCCACCTTATCAGCACCGTAGGTTTCTACCCACTTCATATCCACGGTTTCATCCGTAACTGTCAGCTTCGCACATTTGGCATTTACAACCGTGTCACCGGCTTTTACATCGTCTGATGTAGCAAATATATATGACCGGATCTGGTTTGGATATTTTGCTTTTATGTAATTCATTCTGATACCTCCTCAATCTCTCCATTTTCAATCGTATACCAAGTATCCGGCTTGATATTTTCCCCATCAACCTGCACCATCTTTGCGCCGTTAAGAACCCATGCACTCTGGTTATTTCTGTCATATTCCGTATTATCTTCTGAACCAGTGTATTCCCAGTCTGCAAAAACAAGAAACGAGCCAATAACACCCTTTGCTTTTGATTTGTAACCCCAAGCAACAGCGACCGCATCTTTGTCTTCTGCCGAGGATGCTCCCTTGTATCCGGTTGCCGAGGATGCTCCGTAGTTTCCGGTTGCCGAGGATGCTCCGTAGTCTCCGGTTGCCGAG